GATGTTCAAGTTCGTTCAAGACTTGCTAACTTACGTGCTGAATTAATCAATTATCGTGGAGAAAAGAATGAAGGAACCTATATGTTCACTCTTGATTGGTCATGGGAGTCAAAATCTACTCTGAATACTAACTTTAGTGAGACTCCAGAGCATAAATGTGCTCATTTTTTCAAGATGGACAACGGAAATTTTTATGCATATCCAAATAATAAAATATTATGGTATGATGATGCATGGACTAAGAATAGAATTACTAAAAATCCAGGTTATGAAATCGATTTGACCGAATACTCAGTCGAAAATCGTCGCAAAATTGAGACTTCTGACGATTTTATGTACGAAGTAACAAATATTCGGGATAGCAACCCCGTAAAAAGTTCTGATTTTGACGAATCAGGAGCACAAAATGGATCAAAAACTACTTAGAGAAATCGCAAACGATGATTTAAATCCCAAAAAACATGATTTTCACCACCAAAATGAAATTCACTCAAAAATTCGAAATGATGAAGACAATGATGATTGGGAATATGGCACTGAACCACTGTATGAATCAAAAAATCCCTAATAAATAAGATAGAATTGTCATAATCAATGCCTTTACAAAGGGTAAGTCAGGGATTTAAAGATATTAGTATGTCATTTCAGAGTAATCCTCTGACAAATGACCTGATTGCCCTTAAAAATATTTTTTAATGAAAATTTCGGTTCCAGAATCAGTCGTTCACTTTTTGAGAACTTAGATTCTGCTTCGGCTATTGTTATAAAGGATGAAATTGAAAATTCAATTCGTAATTATGAACCAAGAGTTTCATTAGTGGATGTTCAAGTAAATCCAGATTTTGATAATAATTCTTTTGATGTAATTATAGTTTATAGAGTAGTTGGTATAGATGTTCCAGCGCAACAATTACAGTTCGTTCTGCAACCTACTAGGTAAATGCCGTTAGTAAATTTTTCAAATCTGGATTTTGACCAGATTAAAACAAGTCTTAGAGATTATCTGAGATCAAACTCAAATTTTACTGATTATGATTTTGAAGGATCTAATCTTTCAACAATTCTTGATGTTTTGGCATACAATACCTACATCACCTCATATAATGCAAACATGGTTGCAAATGAGGTGTTTATTGACAGTGCAACGCTTAGAGAAAACATCGTTGCCCTTGCTAGAAATATAGGATATGTTCCAAGGTCAAGAAAAGCATCTACTGCAACTGTAAGTTTTTTTGTTGATACCTCAAACATCACGCCAGTTCCATCATCATTGACATTGAAGAAAGGACCAATAGCAGCAACATCTGGTTCTTTTGGAAATCAGTCTTTTATATTCTCAATATTGGACGATATTACTGTACCAGTAGTTGATAACGTCGCATCCTTCAATGATATTAAAATTTATGAGGGAGTACTGCTGAGTACTAATTTTACATATAATTCAAATAATCCAAATCAAAGATTTATTTTACCAAACTCGGGTATAGATACAGATCTAATATCCGTCAGTGTTAAAAGTAGTATAACAGCAACAGCATCTACAAAGTATGCTCTTCAGGATAGTGTGTTTGAAGTAAATCAAAACTCTAGAGTCTATTATATTCAAGAAATTGAAGACGAGAGATATGAATTAATATTTGGTGATGGTGTTTTATTTGGGAAAAAATTAGAAAATAATAACTACATTGAAGCAAATTATATTGTTTCCAATGGAGATAGTGGTAACGGTATAAGTCAGTTTAGTTTTTCAGGAAGACTCACTTATACAAGAAATTCTACGGAATATACAGTTACTTCCGGGATATCACTCTTATCAACTGGGATTATCTCCCAAGGTGGAGAGAATATTGAATCAGTTGAGTCTATTAAAAAATATGCTCCAAGAATCTATGCTTCACAGAATAGAGCATTATCTGCAAATGACTACGAATCACTAATTCCTGCGAAAATATATCCAGAAACTGAATCTATCTCTGTTTTTGGCGGCGAAGAATTGGTTCCTCCACAATATGGAAAAGTATTCATCAGTATTAAACCAAGAAATGGTGACTTTTTGCCAAATTTAATCAAAGAGAATATAAAAAGGGACCTTAAGAAGTATGCTGTTGCAGGAATTGTTCCAGAAATTTTAGATCTCAAGTATCTTTACATAGAAGTTGATTCTAAAATTTATTATAATACCAATCTTGCCCCAAGTTCGGCATATGTTTCCACATTAATTCAATCAAATGCAAACAAGTACGCAGAATCAACTGAATTAAATAGGTATGGAGCCAGATTTAAATATAGCAAATTCCTGAAAATTATTGATGATACTCACGAATCAGTAACTTCTAACATTACACAAATTCAAATCAGGAGAGATCTAAGAGTTGTCTTAAATACGTTTGCAGAATATCAAATTGGATTTGGTAATGCTTTTCATATTAAGAGTATGGATGGTTATAATATCAAATCTTCAGCATTCAGAGTATCTGACTTCCAAGAACCAGTTTACTTGTCAGATATTCCAGATACAAATAGAACAACAGGATCTATTTTCTTGTTCACTGTTCCAAGTACAAATTCTACAAGTGCAACTATTGTTAAAAGAAATATTGGTAGAATTGATTATGAAAAAGGTATCATAACATTAAATCCAATAAATGTTTTATCTGGAAAAATAAAAGATTCTCAAACAATCATTGAGATATCTGCAATACCAAAATCAAATGATGTAATTGGATTACAGGATTTATATCATCATAACAAAATGACAGAAAAAAGAATTCAGTTTAATAACGTTATCCAAAATCAACTTCCTTCTTATGTTAGGGAGGAGTTTCCTTTAGTTGCTGAGTTTTTAAAACAGTATTATATTTCTCAAGAATTTCAGGGATCATCAACTGATCTTGTACAAAACGTTGATCAGTATCTAAAATTAGATACCATAAAATCTAACATAGAATCAACGTATCTTGCTGCAGATATTAGTTTCCTTGATGAAACAATAACCGTATTAAGCACTGTTGGGTTCCCAGACTCATATGGATTGTTGCAGATAGATGACGAAGTTATTACCTACACAAATAAAACTACAACTTCTTTTACTGGTTGTGTAAGAGGATTTAGCGGCGTTACTTCATATAATAATCAAAATAAACCAGATGAACTGGTTTTCAAATCAACAGAATCTGCTGATCATAAAAAAGATGCCAAAGTCATCAACTTAAGTTCACTTTTTCTGCAAGAATTTTTTAATAAAATCAAGTATCAATTAACTCCTGGATTTGAAAACAGAGAGTTTTATAGTGGTTTGGACAAATATTTGTTCCTTAAACAGTCTAAAGATTTTTATTCGACTAGAGGAACTGATCTATCATTTAAGATTCTATTTAAGGTTTTATATGGCGAAGATGTTAAGATCATCAAACCACAAGATTACTTATCAAAACCATCAGATTCCCATTATGAAATAACCAATGATCTGGTTGTTGAAAGTATTTCTGGCGATCCATATGAACTGGAGAGATCAACATTAAGACAAGATTCTTATGGCGATATTCCAAAAGGATATGCTTCAATATCCAGGGTTGAAAAGATTTTTGCAAAATCAGATAAAACATATTATAAATTAAGTTTTGATGCAGGATACAATAGAGATATTAGTGTTGCCATTAACTGGAGATTTATCAGTAGTTTATAGTGATGGAACTACTGGTACAATTTCATACTCTTCTAAGAGTTTGAATCAATTTTTTGGGTGCCAAAATATTTCAAAAACAATTTTAGATGGCACTGACATTTGGTTGGATGTCTATGCTTATGGATTATCAAATAAAAATAATAATGAGACTATTAGGGTAAGAATTACTTCTGTTCTCAAGAGTGTAGACCTGACTGCCAATACTTATTATCATAGTATTGGGGACACTGGTATAATAAAAACTCTTGGAGTAAATCCATCCGATGAAGTAGTTTCAAATAATTGGATTTTTAATATTTCTTCTGGCGTTGATGTTCTATCACTATCTTTGATTGATATTATCTCCAATACTTACAATCTGACTACGAAGATTGCGCACAATCTAAGAGTTGGTGATAGTATAAGATTACTGTCAAATGACGGAACAAGTGCGATCTCTTTGGTCAGTAACGTATTGTCTGATAGTATTATAGAAATAACAGGGCAAGGAATTTTAGATTTAAACAGATCATATTCAATTCAAAGAAATTTACTTAAAGTAAATTCTCAAAAATATTCTGATCTCACAAATCAAATTACAAATGTCCAAAATGTATATAAGATTGATAATAAAACTTTAATAGCATCTTCATCTTTACCATCTTACAATAATCAACCACTAAATGCTTTTGATAGAACTGTAGTTTTTTCTGGAACATTTTCTGGCGACATATTTACTATAACTTCTGGCGAAGATCATGGATTTTACACGGGAGATTCTGTTTACTACACTCCATCTCAAGGATCTCTATTTACTGAGGGATTATACTTTATTAAGAGAGTTAACCAAAGTAGTGTGCAAATCGCTAAAAGTAGAGCAAACATTTATAATTCAATTTTCATAAATCTTACCAGTCCTGTTACTGTTACTGGTAGTAAATTTGAAGATTTCGAATTTCATTCAAGGAAATTAGAATCTCAAAAGATTTTAAGGGAAGTTAATACTCCAATTGATGATGGAAAAGAATATCAAACTGCACCAGGTCCAGTAGGTATTTTGGTGAATGGAGTTGAGATTTTAAATTATAAGTCAAAAGACAAAATTTTCTACGGATCCGTAGAAAATATTGATGTTGTAAATTCTGGTTCTGGTTATGATATCATAAATCCACCATCTCTGATAATTACGGATTCTGTTGGAACTGGAGCAACTGGATATTGTACAATCAATGGATCATTGCAAGAGATTAGGATTATTGATCCAGGATTTGATTACATAGATACTCCCAAAATTAACATTACAGGCGGCAATGGTGTTGGTGCCAAAGCAAACGCTTCTATGAAGTTAATTGACCACCAAGTATCATTTAATGCTGAGTCCAAATCGGCATTTGTAAGCATAACAAATAATACCATTGGGTTTTCAACTTTCCATAAGTTTAGAAATACTGAGAGAGTAATCTACAGAACTAATGCTCAGAAATCTGTTGGTGGAATTACAACTAATTCTACATATTACGTTTCAGTCCAAGACTTATACACAGTTAAATTGTATAAAACTTTTGATGACTCTTTAGTTGGCGTAAACACAGTCGCGTTGACATCGTTTGGTATCGGGAATCATTTATTAGAATCTTATAATAAGAAATCAGTAATATCGTCAATTAATATTGAAAGTGAGGGTTCTAACTATCAAAATAAAAAGAGAACTGCAACTTCTTCGGGAGTAAGCACTTCTTTGAGTTACATTACAATAAAAAATCATGATTATCAGTCTGGAGAAATTGTTAGATACTCTGCAACTGGATCCCCAATTGGTGGATTAGTAAGCAATACTAATTATTATCTAACAAAAGTAGACGAAAATAATTTCAGACTATCTTTGGTTGGTATTGGTACTGACAATCAAGATTTTTATTACAAAACAAATCAGTATATTGATTTTACGTCTACTGGATCTGGTATTCATAATTTCAATTATCCACAGATATCAGTAGAAGTTGTTGGAAATATTGGCGTATCTTCAATCTTCAAAGCACAGGTTCAACCAATTTTTAGAGGAGAAGTTACTTCAATCCATATAGAAAATAATGGTGTCGGATATGGATCTTCGGAAATCGTTAATTTTAGTAGAGATCCAAACGTAACACTCAGCAGCGGTTCAGATGCTCAACTTATTCCAATCATCAATGCTGGAAAAATTGTTGAGGTTTTAGTAAATAATCCAGGAAAAGATTATAGTTCTCCACCAAATCTCAATATTTTAACTAATGGTAATGGAATTGGTGCTGTTTTGACATCTATTATAGAAAATGGACAAATTAAATCTGTCAAGATTATTGAAAGTGGTGCAGGATATGATCAAAATAATACTTCCATTGTCGTTTCTTCTGCTGGAGTTGGAGCAGAACTCAAATCTCAATTAAAATCTTGGACAATAAATCTTTTTGCAAGATATTTAAACAAAATTAGCACTGATGATGGATTTGTTTTCTACAATCCAAATTCTAAGTATGGATTAGAATACAGTCATCTATATGCACCAAGAAAACTTAGAGAAAATTTGTATTCTAAAGATTCTGGTGGAAAAACTCTTTATGGTAAAAATGACCTAATAAAAGTAAATGATGTTGAAGTTTCTTCCACAAATCATTCACCAATAATTGGATGGGCATATGATGGGAATCCAATATATGGACCATACGGATTTGCAAATAAAAATGGTGGTGCAATATCAAGAATGAGATCTGGTTATGTTCTCAATCAATCTTCAGATAGACCACCATTTCCATCTGGATTTTTTGTTGAAGATTATGAATACAAAAATGTAAATGATGATTCTGTATTGGATGAGTTTAATGGAAGATTCTGCATAACACCTGATTTTCCCAAAGGAATATATGCATATTTTGCAACAATTGATAGTACCTCTTCAAGTTCATTTGGCGGATATAGATTACCAGTTTTTCCATACGTAGTAGGAAATAAATTTAAATCTGCTCCAAACGAGTTCAACTTTAGAAGATCATCAAATCAAGATGATATTGACTTGAATCAAACTAAGTGGTCTAGAAATACGTCCCCATATAATTTACTTAAAAATAATGCATCATATGCATATCTACCATTACCAAATGTTTTAGATCAAACAGTAGATGTCAAATATGCTTCTCCAGGTTCGGTAGAAAATATTGGTATTGTAACTGGAGGATTAAATTATAAAGTAAATGATAAGGTTATATTTGATGAGCAAGAGACGGGTGGATTTGGACTTTCTTCTAAAGTTTCCAGAATCGTCGGAAAAACTGTAAATTCAATCAGTGTTGCAAGTACAACGATTAATGGAGCCGAAATTTATTCAATAGAAGGAAACAAAAATCTATTTTTTGTTCAATCCAGTTCACCACATTCTCTATTGAATAGGGATATTGTTTTCATTTCTGGAATCAGCACAACATCATCTTTGATTGGTGGTTTTTATGTGGCAGGAATTTCAACTAACACTTTATCAGTCTATAGTCCATCTGGAATTTCTTCTGTTACGATAACTGGTATTGTCACTTATATTTCTGTTTCAGGAAATCTTTCTAATATCAGAGAAAATGATATTTTCCGTATTGGAACAGAAAAGATTAAAGTATTGAATATAGATAATGATTCTTCAAGAATTAGAGTTTTAAGATCTGCAGAAGGGACTGTTGGATCGGCACATAGTTATACTGATGTTCTTTATGAACAATCAAGAAGGTTTTCTATTAATGTTGGAATCACCACATCCTATGGACATAAGTTAAATAAAGAAATTTATTTTGATCCAAAAGAATCTTTAGGTATAGGAACAGTATCTGGTGTTGGAATTGGGTCAACACTTTCGTTTTCAAATCCAGGTGTTGGTGCATCACAGATTTTCATTCCAACAAAATCAATTTATATCCCAAATCACAATTTAGAAACTGGAGATTCTTTAACATATTCAAAAAATTCTGGTGATGCGATTTCAGTTTCAGTTGACGGAACAAATTCAACGCTACTTTTAGATCAATCTGTAGTTTATGTCGCAAAAATTACAAATGATTTAATCGGCATATCAACGGTTAAAGTTGGTTTAGGGACAACAGGAACTTTTGTTGGAATTGCATCAACAACAAACACAAAGAGTACTTTATATTTCACGGGTATTGGAACTGGATCATATCATAGTTTTAAAACAAATTATTCAAACTTAACTTGCAAAGTATCTAGAAATCTTGTTACAGTTTCTACTGCACAAACCCATGGTCTAACGAACAATGATGAAGTGTTTGTTAATGTAAATCCCGGATTATCAACTTCATTTGTAATCAAGTATAATGATTACAATAGAAAAGTATTAGTAAATCCAAGATCTTTTGTTGTAGGAGATATTGATATTCTTTCAAATTCAATCTCTATTCCAAATCATAATTTCAAAAACGGACAAAAAATTGTCTACAACTCAACGTCTCCTTCTGGGGGATTGGTTAATGATAAAATTTATTATATTGTAGTTTTTGATTCCAATACTATAAAATTATCAACTTCATACTACAGTTCAATTGGATTAAATCCAGAAATAGTTGATATAACTTCCACATTTGATGGAACCTTATCTCCTGTAAACCCACCAATTAAGGTATATAAAGATTCTACAGTAACATTTGATCTATCTGATTCATCTCTATCATACCTAAATGGATCTGTTCAATACTCTGCCTTTGAGTTTAATTTTTATATAGATTCAAATTATACTCAAATTTTCAATAAATCAAATTCAAGTAACACTTTTGAAGTAACTAGATTTGGTAGAATTGGTATTGATACTGGAGCTACGGTTACACTGTCAGTAACAGATAATCTCCCCCAAAAGTTATATTATAAATTAGATCCAGTTTATGATAGCACTCTTCCCCCAATTAAGGAAGAAATAAATGTAGATTCATCTGTTCAATCAAATAACGAAGTTCAAATCATTTATAGTGGTTATAATGGAAGACATAGAATTACTTCTATTGCATCAACATCATTCACATATAATGTTGAAGAACTTCCAGAATCAGCAGTTTATAATTCTTCATCAAGATTATCATATGAAACTACATCTCCGAGTGCTTTTGGACCCGTCTCTAAAATTGATATAACATCAAAAGGACAAAATTATTCATCTCTTCCAAAGTTTTCTAGAATAATTTCTGCTAATGGTACAGGATCCATTTTAGAAGCGTCTAGCAAATCAATAGGAAAAGTAAAGAAAACTAAATTAAACAATATTGGATTTGATTTTTCATGTGACTACACAGTAAGACCTAATTTAATTCTCCCTCAGATTTTAAAAATTGAGCCTTTAAATTCTATTGTCTATATTGGTATAACTTCTACCGGAAGAGGATATACCACTGCACCTAAACTCATTGTTCTTGATGGTAGCACCAAACAAGCACTGACTGAAGTAGATATTCGTTATTCTTTGGGTGATAATTATGCTACCATTTTAAATAACACATATAGACTTAATGATACCACTCCAACTATTATTCCAACTCAAAACTCTAATGGTGTTGGTATTGGATCAATTTTGTATAATCCATCAAACAATAATGTAACTGTAACTCTATCCGTTGGATTTAGTACTCTGAGTTCATTCCCATTTGCAGTAAATGACAAGGTTTTGATTGAAAATGTTAGTGTTGGAATCAATTCAACTGCAAAAGGATTTAATTCCGAGAATTATGATTATCAACTTTTTACTATTACTGCAGTTGACGCAAATATTGGAGGGATCGGAACTGTAACTTACAATTTAACTGATCACTTAGTTGCGGGTGAAGTTCCGGGAAGATATGACCCTGTAAATTCTTCGGGAAGAATAATTCCCGAAAAATACTTCCCTAAATTTAATGTTGGTCTAAAACCAAATAACTTCTTTGAAAATGAAAATGTTAGATATCCAAATCAACAATTACCTTTAGGTTTTGTTGAAGATTGGAATGAAAAAACAAAATATGTACGTATTTCTTCAAGAGAAATTCTCAAAGAAGGTAACATACTTGAAGGTACGTCTTCAAAAACTCAAGGAAGAATTTCGTCTGTAGTTAAGACGGAAGGATTTATTGATGTTGGATCATATTCCAAGTCAGAAAATGGGTGGATAACAGAAACTGGAGTTTTAAATAACCAATTACAAAGAATTCAAGATAATTTCTATTATCAGAATTTCTCATACTCTTTAAAATCAAAAGTTCCATATGATACTTGGGAGAATGCAGTTGGATCACTCAATCACACTTCTGGATTTAAGAAGTTTAGTGATTATCAATTAGAATCTTTTGGTTATTCTGGAATTAGTACTGAAACAGTTTCTCTTATTGATGTTACTACAGATATTGATGGATTTGCAAGTCTCAATTGTGTGTATGATTTTGATCTCGCCAGAGAGAATGCATTAATAGTTGGTTCTAAAGTTATTTCAGATGAAATAACTTTCTCAAGTAGAGTACTGACAGATTATTTTGAATCAGTAGGAAACCGAGTTTTATCGATTGACGATATAAGTGGTCAGTTTAACAGCAATCCAAGATCAACAAGTTTTTCTATTGTTCATAGATTCCCATTAACAGATGCTAGAGCACAAAAATATGTTACTTATGTGAGAGACAAGAGATATACGTCTCAAAGACAATTAATGCTCTTTACCCTACTGCATGACAATACTATTGGGTATTTAAATCAGTATGGTAGAGTAGAATCTGTTTATGATTTAGGTTCTTTTGATTTTAGTGTTGAAAGAAATGAAATAATGTAAAAGATAGTTTTGCTGGTATAGGAAGCACTACTTTAGGTAATATTGTAAGTTTAAATACTAATACAACATTTGTTTCTTCTGGATCAACAACAATTATTGGAATTGGCACTACCTATACTTCTGCTAAAGTATTAGTAGAAATTTCTGGAGATAATGGTCAATATCAATTCAATGAGTTAAACCTGATTCACGATGGGACAAATATTGAACTTCTTGATTATGGACAACTGACAAGTCATTCTACAGACTCATTCTCAAGTTCAGGTCTTGGTACTTTCTATGCTTATTTTTCAGGATCAAATTTAAAGGTTGATTTTACTCCAGTTGTTGGAGTAGCAGCTTCAGTAAGTACAATTCAAGTTGCAATTGCTAACACTGCAGTATCTGGAGTAGGAACTTTTGATATTAAATATGTAAGATTTGAGGCAAAGAGTACATCTATAGCATCTTCAACATCACCATCTGCAAATATAATTGCAGAGTATCCAGATTCTTACGATGGTGGATATTACATTGTCCAAGTCTCCGATATTACGAATAATAGACATCAATTATCCGAATTAGTTGTTCTGGACGATGAAAACGATGTTTATGTGACGGAGTTTGGGAATGTTGAAACACATTCTGGTCTTGGAACTATTGACGCTATAAAAACAGCAAACTCAACCAGGTTAGTATTCACTCCCTTACCAAGCATTAATACTCAGGTAAAAGTATTCTTCAATTCCCTTACAAATTTTGACGAATCAAACACACTAATTCAATACAATAATAATACCGCAACATCAGATTATAATGTTTACTATGGAACGGAAAGAGATGTTAGGTTATCTTTTGACCTCAAACATCAAGGAAATCCAATTTTCCAAAAATATTTTGATGGCAGCAACTCTTCTGTAGTAAGCACGGCATCAAGCACCATAACAATAAAAAATCATTTCTTTGTAACCGGAGAAAGAATTACATATTCATCAGGATCACCAACATCAACTCCTATTGGAATTGCTTCTACAGATTTTGGAGTAGGAATTGGAACCACTGATAAATTACCATCTACAGTCTATGTAATTAAAATTGACGAAAACAATATTAAGTTGGCAAGAAGTGCTGAAGATGCTTTAAAAATTGTTCCAAAGTCACTGAATATAACTTCTGTTGGTATTGGAACTAGTCACATATTTACTTCAACAAAACAAAATGCAAAAACACTAATATCAATTGACAATGTAATTCAATCTCCTATAGTATCAACTTCAACTACAACACAGTTATCAGCAAATCTTTTATCAGTAGATGATTTACTATATTCGGATTCTATTGATGGAATAATTTCCGGCGATCTTTTACGTATTGATAATGAAATTGTAAAAGTAGAATCCATTGGGGTTGGCAGTACAAATGCAATTCGCGTCGCAAGACCTTGGTTAGGAACAGAACTTGCAAGTCATTCCATTGGAACTTCTGTGACTAAAGTGAATGGCAATTACAATATAGTTCAAAATAAGATTAGTTTTGCAGAGGCTCCTTATGGGAATATTCCTTTTGGAACATCTACTAATCCACCCGATGAAAGAGATTGGCTAGGTATTACATCATCTTCATATTTCCACGGAAGGGTGTTCATGAGATCTGGTATCACAGATTCCTCTAATGAATCATATAATAAGAATTATATTTTTGATGATATTTCTTCAAGATTCAATGGATCACAAAGAACATTTGCATTAACATCAAATGGTTCTGATATTACTGACATTTTTGAAGACAATGCTATTGTACTCATAAATGAAATCTTCCAGCAACCAGGATTAACAAAAAATTATTTCTTATCTGAATCTGTTGGAGTTACTTCAATTTCATTTGTTGGATCAGCAACATCCCAAGTTTCCGATATTAATACTTCAAACCTTCCCTCAGGAGGAATAATTGTTTCGATTGGTTCAACTGAAACTCTAACAGTAATTTCTACTGTTGTTGTTAGAGTCGGTGTTGCAACATCTTCAACGGGGATTGCAAATATTCAGTTTATTGGAACTGCAGCAGTTAGCAACGGAAGTATTGTTAGCATTGCGATAACAAATCCTGGAGTTGGATATACTTCATCCAATCCACCACATGTGATTATTGATCCACCACTTTCATATTCAAATATTCCATTAATTTATAGTTCATCTTCTTCTGGCATTGGCACTAGAGCAACTATAGACGTTGTAGTTGGACAAGGATCTAGTATAATTGAATTTGAAATTCAGAATACTGGATATAGATATGAACCAGGTGATATATTAACTGTTCCTGTTGGAGGAGCAACTGGAATACCAACAACGCCAAACTCAGTTGTAAAAGAATTCCAGATTACAGTAGATAGTGTTGATAGAGATAAGTTCTCTGGATGGTCTCTCGGTGAATTGGAAGTATTTGATGACATTCAACAATTGTTTGATAGTAGCAGAATTATCTTCCCACTAAAATACAATGGTTCAATAATCTCTGTTTATGCAAAGAAAGGTTCTCTAATAAACATCCAAGATGTACTTTTAGTTTTTATTAATGATATTCTACAAATCCCAGGCAAAGGTTATGTCTTTAATGGCGGCAGTAAAATTCAATTTACTGAGGCACCAAAACCAGATGATACCTGCAAGATTTTATTCTATAAGGGAAGTGGTGATAATGTTGATGTTATATTCCGTGATGTAGTAGATACAGTTAAGATTGGTGATGATTTGCAATTAACATATGACTCTTTTGTTGGACAGTCACCAAGTTTATTAGAAGATGAAAGAAAGGTAGTAGACATACTATCAATTGAGACTGTTGAAACAAACCCATATTTTGGTCCAGGAAATACTTCAGTCACAACACTAACAAGACCAATAAATTGGTGTCGCCAAACTGAAGACTTAATTATCAATGAAAAAGAGGTAAGTAAGAATAGAGAGTTCTATGAGCCACTCATCTATCCAACTACACACATAATTCAACCAGTTGGTGTTGGATCAACTATTGTATATGTTGAAAATCTAAGACCATTCTTTAACCCATTAAATGAAAATAACATTTCCTTAGAATTCCAAAACAATATTACTTTAATATCTCAGGATACTAAAGTTTCTGCAAGTGCCACTGCTATTGTATCAGTGGCGGGAACTATTTCTTCTATTAATATTTTAGATGGTGGTTCTGGATATGATTCTGCCCCTATAGTTACAATTCAAAATCCAATTGGCATAGGATCAACAACTTCTACTGCAATTTCATTTATAACTTCTGGAATTGTCACTTCAATTTCTATTACTGGAGTTGTTACTGGATATTCTTCAATGAATCCTCCGGTTGTATTAATTGAACCCCCAACAATTGATATTGAGAGTAACAAGGTCGCTTCATATGAAGGAGACTTTGGAATAATTAGTGGAATCTCTACAGTTTCTGTTGGAGTCGCTTCCACTGGAATTGTATTTGATTTCTTCATACCTCAAAATTCACCTCTTCGTGAAGGGATGATTTCCGGAATTACAACAATAAGTGGAATACAAACTAATTACTATTTTGTTGTTTCAAACTCAAACGTTGGAAATGGCGTAACATCTCTTGATTCTCTACGTAAAATAGTTGGGTCGGGAAAAAGTTTTCTTGATGGAGTTTACCAAGTTTCTTCAGTATCAATTGCACAAACCTCGGTTGTAGGTTTAGGTATTACTTATGTTGCTAAAGTCATAGTGAACTTTAGTTGGGGAAGAATTAAACTCAAATCCAGAACAAAATCTGAATCATATAATGCATATACAAATTCTGGTTATTCTGGAATTTCCACGGGAACACTTGTAACTAGAACTACTCCATTAAAATACTTTAATTACCTTTAATAAATAGATAAAAAACTCCACAAATGGCTGCAATTATAACTGACCAAATTAGAATATTAAATGCTAAAAACTTTGTTGCTGGAGTAACTACCTCTACCAATTCTTATTATACTTTTGTTGGACTTCCAAATCCAACAAATATTCAAAGTGATTGGGACACTACTCCACCATCTCCACGAGATAGTTTTGATGAAGAAAATAACTATTGGGATACAATGATTGCATTGAAGAAGATTAATTCTTCAGATGTGCGTCAAGTAGTGCAGAAGAGAGTGTGGTCTTCTGGAACTACTTATGATTACTATAGACATGATTATAGTAGATCAAATGTCGCTCCAGTTTCTGGTGCAACAAGTTTATATTCTTCATCTTATTATGTCTTAAATAGTGACTATAGAGTTTATATTTGTCTCCAAAATGGAACCGATCCTACTTATCCAAGCGGTAGACCATCATTAGATGAACCAACGTTCGTTGATTTGGAACCAAGAGCAGCTGGAGCAAGTGGAGATGGATATATTTGGAAATACTTATATACAATTAAACCAAGTGATATTGTAAAATTTGAATCAACAAACTTTATGCCTGTCCCATTAAATTGGGAAACGAGTGCGGATAATTCTTCCGTAAGAAATAACGCAGTTGATGGATCCATAAAAATAGTCACCATCAAAAATCGTGGAGTTGGCGTTGGCACCGCGAACAGAACTTATACAAGAGTTCCAATTAGGGGAGATGGTACTGGCGCAGAATGCACTATTGTTATCAATAATGATCAACAAGTTGAATCAGTAGTAGTTTCAAATCAAGGTTCCGGTTATACCTACGGTAATGTTGATTTGGTTGTTGGAAATGTTCCTACAGGATCAGTCAGACCATCTTTTGATGTGATTATTTCTCCAAAAGGAGGGCATGGAGCAGATATTTATAGAGAGTTGGGAGCATACAATGTTCTTCTATATTCCAGAATTGAAAATGATTCCCAAAACCCAGATTTTATAACGGGAAATCAAATTGCAAGAGTTGGTGTTGTAGAAAATCCAAAACAATTTGGATCAACACAATTACTGAATACAGACAAAGCAAGTGCTGCATATGCAATAAGATTAACTGGTGTTGGATATAGTTCAGCATCATTTTCTCCAGATTCTATGATCACTCAAACGGTAGGCACTGGCATAACTGCTTCTGGTAGAGTAATTAGTTACGACCAAACAACCGGAGTCTTAAAATATTGGCAAGATAGAACTCTTGCTGGATTTAGTACAGGAAGTACATCAGTTGGTATGGCACAAACTAATCCACAGTATGGATTTGATTTGGTTGAATTTACAAGCAATCCATTATCCGGAGGAAGTCTGGTAATTAATGGAAATACTGGATCTACATTATCAATTAGTACATCCTTTACAGGTATATCTACAGTAATAAATAGTAGAACCTACTATCTTGGTCAGTCTTTTGTAAATGGTCTATCAAATCCAGAGGTCAAAAAGTACTCTGGAAACATAATTTATGTTGATAACAGACCAGCAATTACTAGATCATCAAACCAAAAAGAAGATATTAAAGTCATTTTGCAGTTCTAAAGAATTATGTCCCAAGTAACAAACCTCAATGTATCGCCATATTTTGACGATTTTGATGCAAATAATGACTACTATAAGGTTCTTT